GACTTGAATGTGAAAGGGATGGTTAAGAACCATCACCTTGCCAAGTCAATTTCCGATGCAAGCTGGGGAGCTTTCGTCTCCATGCTCACCTACAAGGCAGAATGGAACGACAAGAAGGTTGTGAAGATAGACAGATATTTCCCATCCTCGCAGACGTGTAGTGTCTGCGGACACATCAACAAAGAGACAAAGAATTTGTCTGTACGTGAGTGGGAATGTCCTTCTTGTCATTCACGTCATGACAGAGATGTCAATGCCGCTATAAACATCCTTCGTGTAGGGTTAAAGCAATACACATCGGCAGGGTATGCCGATTACACGGGTGGAGAGGATGTAAGAGTCAATCTTTTGAAAGACCAATCTTCTATGAAACCCGAAGCCTATGAGTCCTTAACTCTTGTGTAGTTCATTTAGATTGTATATCTTTGCAATACATACAAGAATAAAAAGGAAATTATTATGGCAGTTTATGACCACGAAAAGGTAAACCTCGCATTCATCCTTGGGACGAAGTGGGAGGAGAACCTAAATGAAGCCACGGACGAGCATAAGGCTCTGCACGGGCTGTTCGCATTATGCAATGCTTCCTATCCTAACAAGGTAGGAGAAGAGCCTGCCACGATTACCAAGGCTAAGGCTATGCGCCTTCTGCAAGGGATGAATGCAGAAGACATTATCTCTACCCTTGTAGGTATGGGATACATTGACGTAGACGAGAAGGGGAAGATTACAATCAAATCAACTCCGTGGTGCTAACTACATAAACACTATACATCCAAAAATGGCAAACGAAAATCAGCACAAGTTTCTTGTAGCTACAACAGACCTTTTCTTTAATATGACCAAGGTTGATGACTTTGAGTCTATTGAAGAGATTACAAACGACTATCACGAGTTCTCCGTAGACGGGAAGCTCGCCATCCTCGTTCGTGAAGAGGATGTCTATGGGGATAATGACGAGATGCAACTCTTTGAAAGCGTATGGAGTTCTATCAAGGAAGTCTACGAGGTACAGCTTTTCAGGAATGGCAAGACTCGTTGCGTCATTGCAAAGAGAAGCCTGATGACCTATACTCCCGACATCACAGAACTCAGCTCGGTAGACCCCAAGGAAATCCTTGCTTCTATTGTAGGGAGCAACAATATCTCAGATACTGATAGTGGTGTCCTTGATGAGGTAGAAGACATCCTCGCTTCCACATCAATGGAGGACGAGAACTACCTCTACAAGGAAGACAACAAGAGAACGCTTGACCTATTCATCAAGAATATCAATAGCATATCATTGGTCGTTGTACCTAAGTCCGACCTAACATACGCTAAGTTCCATATCGGCTCTGCATCTATTCCTACTGCATACTTCCAAACGGGAGAATATGGTCGTGCCATCGTGGCATACAACGCTGGGGTAGGTGAGCTTGATGCTATCCTGAATGCTCGCCTTGACAAGGGGGACGGGATGGTCTTCCGCTTTGAGTTCTCTCCACATCTTGATGAGTTCGGACAGATTGTGAATGTAAGTTACAGCGACCCATACGGCAAGAAGGAAGAACGCACCTTCGCAGGCGAAAGTGTCCGAGAACTCTTGGAGTATATCTTTGCAGGGTTTAGATGCGAAAGCATCGCCATTGAAGACCTCTATGATGATACCATTGAAGTCATAGAAACCATTCGTGATAGCTACGAACCCGTAAACGAGAACCACCTCTTCGGTCGTGCCACCAGCGTAGGCGCAGTCAAGCTCGTAGAGTCCGCACGTGCTAAGGCTTATCTACACGAGTGCGCATCGTACTGCAAGGGATGGGGTCTCCAAGGTGGAAAGTTCTTCTCTCGTAACATCCTTGAGAACAGCCGAGCTAAGAAGGCGTTTAAGGCGGTGATGGGTCTTGACCCTAACATCAACACCATCGTCATCATCTCTCCAGCTAATCCAGCTCCACAAGTCCTATCAAGACGTGAGAATGACGAGCGTGTCGCACGACTTGAATGGAAGCTCCGTAACGAGCTCAAGGAAGGTGGGTACAACTACGTCAAGGTGCTTGGCAAGTACGGCAGTGTAGAGCCTTCATTCGTCATCTACAATATGTCCTACTACGAAGCAGAAGACCTCGCAACGGAGTTCGGTCAGGAGTCGTTTATCTTCTGTGAGTTTGACCACTCTCAGCGTGGGAGTACCCGTGCAGGCAAGGTGAGCGCACGTATGTATATGAAGGACGAGAACGGGGACTACAATCTTGATGATGCTTTTGAAGGTATCCTTGATAGGAACAACACCCAGCGTAACCTTACGGAGTTCTACACCCAGCTCAGCAAGAAGATTAAGTTCAACATCCCATTCGGTGATGATGGTAGTACTATCTCAGAACGTCTTAGCGAAGGTTTTGAGAAGTATATGACCGACACCCTAATCGCTTCGCATCTCACGCATTCCGCTATCGTAGGGGATAAGAGGAAGAAGCTCGGGAATGAACGAGTGAATGAAATCCTTGAAGGGCTACGTTCCGAGGATACGCCTAACAGCGAGCGTAAGAAGCTCCGATTGGAACTCTACAAGTAAAATAGAAAGCAAGTCCCCTGAGAAGAAAATTCTTGGTGGATTTGTTTTTGTAAAAGGTTCTCGCTACCTTTGTATCGTATTCCAAAGTGGAGTACATGTCATCAACTAAAAACAGAATGATTATGGGAGCGTTCAGCCATGACAGAATCGTTCAGCTATACAACATGCTGAGTGAAGAAGCAGGTCTTAAAGAGACCCGAGACGAAGCCATCAAATTAGCTAAGTCTGAGTTTTACGAACATGCTGGCGTTGTAGCTGTATTGCTACGACTTCAAGAGAGTGAAGTCTACGAAAAGCTCCTTAAAATCCTGGATGCAGAAGAAATACGAGTAGTTGTTCGTGATGCTATAATGCACTACTTCTCGAGTGTCATTAACATCACTAAGTTCTTTATGTCTAAGTCTGACTTGGAAAGATTTCATACTATTTGGTATTTCTTTGATTTCTATATCGTAAAATACACATATGAAGCTCTTAGCAACCATCCGACAATACGAAGCAAGTTCTCCTTCTTCAAGAAGTATCGTACACGTCATATAGCCTATGAATTAGCTAAAGCGTTGGAAGTGAGTGCACGATATTGTCTTAAAGAAGATGTCTGTTCAAGGATACTGAATTGTGCTACATACACAGACCCTTTTTCAGGTGGTTTCTTGCCCAAGTTCGCGTCCTATGTTGATAAAGATGGCAACGTTGTGCTGTAATACGTGTAATTAAACTGAGCTTCTATGGAAGAGTTAGGCAACGACAAATCGTATCGTAGTAGTAAGAGCTACCGAGCCGAAGACATCAATGAGGTGAAGGTCGCATTTACGCCATTAGCTTATGACGTAATTATGCGCATTGAAGTACATAACGGAGACCTTTACGATAGGTTACTCCGCATCTTAGATAGAGACGAACTGCATGCAATTATACGTGATGCACTTATGCATCCCTTCCTGCACCTCTTCACTCACCCTGAGTTCATAACGTCTCCTAATAATGTGGAGAGGTTTGGTGTTGTTCTACGGAATCTTGAACCATATACAAGAAGGTTGTCGTACGAAGTCTTGAAGGATAATCCTACGATACGTAAGGGGTTCTTCTTATTCCGAGGGAGGCGCACACGTAAAATTACATATGAGCTAATGGATGCGTTAGAACGACACATATGGAAAGCCTTCTCGGGTGAACACTTTTTCCGTCTTCTAAGGCATGCTACAATCAAAGACTACGTCTTAGGTGGTGTATCCTCAAGGTTTCTATCCTACGTTGATGAGAACAGCTACTTGGTATTGTATTAGCCCCACTAAAAAAAGAGATTATTATGAAGGGAAAGAACAATCTTGAAGTTTCCTCGGGCTTCTCCCGAGACGAATACACGGAATTTGAGATATGGCAGAGAGAACGAGATGAGCACATCAGAAAGGCGTTTGAGCCTTTGGCTGTTGATATGCTTGACTACTTCAAGGAGAAAAATGCTAAGCTGTATAAGAGACTGCTACGCATACTGACCGAAGAAGAAGCGGTAGCGGTCATCCGTGATGCTCTTATGTACTCAACATCTAAGCTGTTTGAGTCTTTGGGATTTGATTTGCTTAGGTCTCAGGCAGACTACTGCGCTTTCTTCTTCATCCACCTTAATGATTACATAAGTGATTACGCATTTCAATTATTGAGCCGTCACCCAACCATACGGAAGGGCTTCAGCTTATTCCGAGCACTCCGAACATTGAATATAGCTTTAAGACTGACGGGTGCGATGTCTGCGTCTTTCAGAAAGTGCTCAAAGCGAAAGCATGTTCTCCTCATAATAGAAAGTATAACTTGGGTAGACGAGAAGACGGGTGCAACGTATCCAATCTTTGAAACCTACATTGACGAAGATGGGAACTTAGGTATCTACTAATCATCCCGACATACATACGATTATAGCCATCGTTTTGCTTCGGCAGGATGATGGCTAACTATATATATACGATGAAAAGGTCATGGCAATTATAGGCGTTGATGTTTTAATGAAAAAGTTTGGGAATGGCGATTTTTTAGTTAGTGGGGAATCTAACGAAGTCAATGTCATTAAATCGGTTGAACTCCCTGAGTATTTGAAGGAGTTCTCTTTTGCTGTATGCGAGAGCTTTATTGACGGCTCTAACAGCGACTCTCTTGAAGCAATCGGACATACTTATGAAGAGTCTCTCACATATAAAGTTGAAAAATATATATCCAAAGAAATACCTGAACTTAAATCGCAAGCACCATATCTTGACTCACCCATTTTAGAATGCGTTTTCTCGTTTATATTGTATGGAGGTGGCGAAGAGAATGGAGAACTTGATTTGCAGCCTATCCTAAAGAAAATACTTGACGAGCATGGTGTCAAGTACGATGATGAGAGAATAGATACGTTGAACTCAGGCATACTTGAGATTATTCAAGATAAAGAATATATCAAAGCTATAGAGCTTGAACTGAGCTATCGTAATGAGCGTATTTTTTCTGAACGTGACGATTGGGAGGGTTTTTGCAACATAGATGCAATCGTTGTCTTTGATAGCGATGAACAGAAGATGAAGTTCGTGGATGTTGAGAACCAAGAAAACAAACAAGAGATAATGGATAGGCTTGCGGAGTACTTGGAGTTTGCATCAAGCCTGATAGGAGTATTCACGGAGACACCTGATATGTTCGTGTCGGGAAATGAAGAGTTAATCTTCAAGAAAGCAATAACATATCATGATAGTAATAACTATGATTATGATTTAAGTAGTCTGAGCTTTTCGGATATGAACGTATCCATGATGATAGGTAGGCTTATCAAAAAGGGGTTAGGTAAGACTTTGTCGGATGTGATGGGATTCTTTGGTGGGAAGCAATTACTTGCTGGAATTGAAAGCGTTGAGTATCCGCCACAAGTCCTCGTTACTCACAACCACTTTACCCATGACGCTTCCTTGTATCATGAAACGGAGGTATGCGAATCGTTTAACGATGAACCTTGGGTAAAGAAGTACGCTCAGAAGTTTATAGATAGTACATTCGGAGACGCAGATGGAAGATTCAGCATTGAACTCAATGCAGGAGGGAACACATACTCCATCACAAATCCACTGATGTCTAAGGAGCTGTACTTAGTTCCATTCTGCAAGCGACACAAGTCATCAAAGCATCTTTGTGAAGGTTCTATATTCGGAAGAATGTCGGAAGAAGATGCTGATAATGGTATAGTTGCAAGGTATATCATTGGTGTTGAGTACTATCCTAAATATAACGAGTAATATCATTAGTATGGCAATAATCGATGTAGATGTCCTGATGAGGAAGTTTGGTGATGGCAATTACATCCAGGATACTTCAGAAAGTGAAGGGATGAACATCATCCCACTTGATAATAAGGTTAACAATGTGAAGTTCTTAGAAGAGTACTCAAAAAGAGTTCTCCCTGAGTATTCTAAGGCTATACATGATGCCTTTAATGTGACTCGTGAGCTTCTGTTATCGAGTTTCTTTAACAATGAGCTAACCAAGTTTAAGGAGTGTTTTGTTCGGAAGAATGTTGCAGAAAGGATTGCATTCGGTCTCGTAGGTATACTCGCAATGTATGAAGACGATTGCTTTGACCATAGAGAGCCTTTTGATGATTACATTATTGAGACCATACTCCTCAATTCCATTGGTAGTGAAAACGGGTTCTATGAGCAAAAGACTCTTGATGTTGTATATGGAGATGACGATGATGATAGACCTGATAGTTTCGGCACAGACGACTTCATATCTTTGCTCAAGGATGAGGACACCATTGACGCATTGTTGTCTCTACTTAATGAAGAACTTATGGATGCTCTTCAGAAGAAAGTGCCCCATTTGTCTAATGCGTACCATGTGTATAAGTCAATGTTCGCTTTAATCCCGAATTTTGACGGAAGTACTGACGTGGTTGACTTATCAGGAATTAAAGATGATTATAGCCTTCCTGAAGTCGCTTCCGTTATATCTAACTTCTTGGTTGTCGTAGTACGTCTGTTTGGAGAACTCCCTGAGTCTGCAAAGGCTATTAGAGCAGAGTTTGATGGTGGAGATAACATTGAAGGTAACATAGTTAATGTAATACACAAGTTTCTTGGTAATAGTCTACACCTCCTGCATGGGAGTATACCAATTGTAGCAGACCTCATCTCGTCCATACTCAAGGAGGATGACGATTATCTGTTGAACATAAGGAAGTCGTGTTTTTCTTATTCTTCTGATAGTTTTATAGCCGCAGTATCAAGTGTTTCCCGAGGTTATTCGTCTGTAAAGATACGAGAGCCATTCATCCATATCGGTCACGTTATAAAATACGACAGCCAATCCAAATCCACAATGGATGATAAGCCTCTTCGTATTGAATACAAGGATACCTCAAAGTCTCCTTTTAATGCCCCATTTTTAGAAGCGTTTAATTCATTCATGAAGAGACCTAATGGGTCTAAACGTATGGTTGAATTTGAGCTGAGTGACGGGACTACATTGTCATATGGAGAGCCATTCTTCTTATCTTATTGGAAGTGTCGTCCTTCATATTATGACTTCAATTTTGTAGAGGATGATTCAAGCGATGACTTTGTCGTTGAATCTAAGATTGCAGTGACTTTTGATTTAGATTAAGATTATATATATGGCAATAATAGACGTAGATGTCCTGATGAAGAAGTTCGGGGACAAAAAGGACATATTCATCACCCGAGAGGTGGATGAAACTATAACCGCTCTTCCTCAAATCAATGGAGCAGGTAGTTATATTGATAAGTACATATCAAGCGATGTGCAATCTATAATGGATGCTTTAAGCAAGAGCATCAGGGATGGGGTGTTAAATGAGTCGGACATGAGTGAGTTCTTTTATGAGAATATAGACCCTGACCATGCAAGATTCCCTGACATCATTGGATACGTGGCAAAAGCATCTGTATGTCGGTTCTTTAATTCCGAACTAATCGGCAAAGGGGAGGAAGTGTTTGATGTTAACTTTTTCAAGAATGCGTTCCTTACTGCATTTGAAGACCATGGCGTTGACCTTGACGATGTAGAAGAAGATGACTTATACTACTTCTACGACATGGCTGTTGATTTCATTGACACAGACTATATTGGGAAGTATTTGTCATTCGCATCTAATGAGATAATCACACCAACCGACATCCCAATGGTAGTATCGTGTGACGATGATGATGACCTTAATTTGGTTGATTTAGCTGGACTTATAGATGGAGTAGATGACTCACATAAACCCATTGAAGACCTAATGAATACATTTGGTTTTATGGTTACAATCTTGGGCATGATGAATGTCAGTTGCGAGCCTATCCTTAAATTCAGGGGAGACCCTAATGGCTTAGTCGATTTCATTAGCAAAACGCATGAAGACTACACAAATGACACGTCCGTGCCGTTGCTGGAATTATTCCCATCTCCTATATATGCTTCAGATGAGACAGCCAAGATGGCGAAGCTGTTGTTTGAAAACTCGGATGACGAGATAAGGTCGATTGCTGAGGAAATATCAGAGAACATGTTCATGTCGCTTTTTGAAGAATCAATTGAAAGCCCAATTTCATCTCTTTACTTCACCTTTGAGTCCGATGAAGATAAGTTGATTATGGCTAAAAACGTAGCTATGGACAATGCTGGGTTTGAAGATGAGATTTACAATAACATTTGCTTGCTACGCAGTTTGTTCAAGAGATTGTTCTTTAAGAATCACGAATACGAACATCATTTCAAATATAATGATAAGACATACATCGTGAAAGATATGGTTTTGCCTTTGTTCTTTGGTACACAATACGAGATGTCCAAAGACGAGCCTTCAGGTGTAGTACAAACAAGTGTGATTTATATGAACTAAGGAGTAAAGCCCTTGTGCAACGAACGCACAAGGGCTTGCTTTTTACGATTATATTGACTACCTTTGTGCTGTACATAAAGTCTAACTCATTCATTATTTTCATTATGTCAATCATACCATATGAGGTGCTTTTCCCAAACACGGAATCAAACGGCTCGCTCTCTATCACTCAGGAATCCGATGTAATCACAATCGCCCAAGGCGTTCGAGCTTGTAGCTACGTATCCGATGTCGTAAGTTCCAATTTTGATGTTGCTGTTGAAAACATCAATATGTTCATTGGCATCCTTGAATCGTATATTACATACGAGGCATCAAAGATAGACAACCAGCTTTTATATGATACTATATGCGGGATAGAAAAGATAAACTTTGCTCGTAGTATGGCTCTTGGTTGTATGCTTTATGCTGGTAGGCATATAGGCGAATGCAATTATTTGCACGTCATAGACTCGCTCCTTGAAAGTCTAATTGACTTCCCATTTGTGAGCATTGCGAAGCCACGACTTACATTCGATACCAAACCTCCCTTGCCGATAAGATATAGCGCATCGGATATGAAGTCTGACCTCAGGAGTGTCACGATAAAAGCCATCGAGGAATTTAAGAATAATAGTTTAATGGACTACCTTTTCGCTCTTAGTATTAATGTCGTCAAGAAGGTGTGTATTACATCGGATGAAAAAGATATACTTCAGGTAGTCAACCTTGAAATGTCTAATTCCGTGATGGAACAGCTAATTGGGTTGAATATGGCAATGAGCATGATATATGTTTTGTGTACATCTTTGGCGAGAGCAAAAGATAAAAGGATTGCAGAGGAGTTTATTGAGGCGACTATTGATGGCATTTATGGCATCAAGACCATTGAGCTTGCCACGATAGAGAGCTTGGCAGATAGTCTTAGGAAGAATGCTATATACGCATATGAAGATGTAAACTCTGTTTTTCATAAACTACATCAAAATGATGGGGACATCTACAAATATAAGCGTTATGAGAATTGTGCAGAAGTCGCTTTCCCGAATAAAATGGCTGGGATTGGTCATTCTTCAAACCTCTCAGATTTGAAGAAATACATGGTGGAGAATGAATCATCCTTGAGCAATACAACCTCGTCTAAGTTGGAGGCTGAAGCTCAAATGATGTGTTCAGTGCTTGGACATCGTTCCAATGGTGAGTACAGCATCCCGATTGTTAATGACAAAGGAGAGCTTATCTACATCAATAGGTTTGTCGGTTTTTATAAACTTGAAATCTTCACTTCCGATAATGTTATTTGTTTCCCATCCACTTTCGAACAAATGTCGTATAACATCTTATTGGGTTCCAATGTGAACCCAATGGATAAAACGGCATCCATTAAGCTGTCATATTTCACGAAGTTGAGTAAACCTTAGCATAAATCATAGTATAGGGAATGAATCAAGGATGGCGATTATAGGAGTAGATGTCTTGATGAAGAAGTTTGGCGGAGAGTCAGGCGGACATATATATGTAGTTGGTAACGATGAAATGAATCTTGCGGTTGAATTGGCTGGAGTAGATAACTACTTTTGTGATTCTATTGCATCGTACACCCATGTAATCTTCAAGCACATAGCGGACTCTGTTGCCATCTTTGAGATATGCAACACATCCCCTATCGTGTTAGGAGATGACGAGACCGATAGGATGTACTTAGGTGATGGATATGGTAGCACATCCCAGGCGAAGTTTAGTTTATTCAGTGCCCTTGCTGTTAGATTGCTGTTAAAAGACATCGCTCGTGATAAGTGTTATGGTGTGTCTGAGACTGATTTCGTTACAGATATGCTGTTACGTATAAACGGGTTGCCAACGGACTCGTATAACGATAAGCCATCTTCAAAAGTTGAGTTAAAGCGAGTAGTTGAAACTAACTTAAAGCCTTTTAATCGGGATATTGAATTTGCTGTTAAAGCCGCATTATCCAAGGAAGAATTTAGCATTCCAATTATTATATGTGCTCAAGGAGACTCCGATGTCTTCTCTTTGGTGAATTACGAGCATCCTGAGGATACAATTAGTACAAGTCCTGAAAGACTTTACGACTTAAGAGACACGCTCAATACGTTATTAGCTGTTGCATCGTATATCTCGGAAAATGATAGCGAATTAGGAAAGCTCAGAGAGGATTACTCTGACATTAAGAAGAGAGCGTATTTCCATATTCAACGTAAAGGGGGTTATTTCCAAGCCATGTTCTCAGACCCAAGCGAATTTGCTGATAGGAACATTGACACCTTGTTCAGGAAGAGTGATGATGAGATACATCGTGTCGCAGAGAAGCTCAAGGGAGATATTGCCTCTTGCGTCAAAGCCATGAAGGACGTGTATTATGAGCCGTTCATCCGAGGGTCTCTGACGGCTCGTTATGACCCCGTTAAGAGCATTGACCCCGTAAAGGCTATTTCGGTGGATATTTCCGTTGAGGACAATTCATTTATTAGGATGATGAGGAATATCCTTTCAGGTTTTTACGGAGACAAAAATGGAAACTACTCCATATATACAGAGGTTGATGGGAGGGAACTTGTTTTTGATAATCCGACCTTTGCAAACTCCGTGCCATTGAAAATCACCTTTCCAGATGAGTGTGTGCATCATGATAAGAATAGCAAATCAACAGAGGTTGAGCTTAAATTAGAATTTGAAGTTAGATAAAGATATATGGCTATAATAGGTGTAGACGTACTCATGAAAAAGTTTTCACAGAGTACGCATATATATTCGGGAGATGAATCATCTGTGCTTACAGCAATTCCTCCTATACAAGAAGGAATCGGGAACTTTATAGGGTTTGCTAATGATGTAGTAGATGGTATTATCCGTTCTATCTTGAATGAGATAATGCTAAAAGGCAAGGTATTACCTTTGCCTTTTTACGAAGCTGTTGAGGCTATGTTTGATAAGCACGACAACTTTATGGATTTCTGTCGTCGACTATCTATTCGTCTAATGGGTATGTATGCAATTAGTATGTCGTCATCTTCAGATTTCAAGTGTGACAAAGAGGAGATGGAGAGTGTCATAAGTGCTACTTTGACCGATACTTCAAGTTCATTGTCTGTTAAGGTTACGGATGAATTGGTGTCTCGTCTCGCTGAAAGTTTTTGTGATGGATTTGACGAGGATGGACTTGTGTCTATTTTTGATAGGAATGAGTATGACGAGTTCTTCCTTTCGGATTACAACGTGGAGGTGGCTATATCATCAAGTGGTAAAGGCGAGTCCGCTCTTAGTATTCTTGACCTACCATCTAAATATCCGATGTCACCTGAGTTTGACTATAGCCAATTGGATGATGCTGTAATGTTTATGGATATTGTTACATTTATCATAGGTCGTTTCATTATAGGTCGTTCTGATTCTGAGGAGGTTGTTTATGATATAATAGACGAAAAGACCGATGTGTATGAGTTACTGAACGCTATGATGGAGGAATATGACGAGGGCGATATTCCTGAAATACCTAAGTCTAAAATCACAGATGAACTAATAAGCCGTCTTCGCACAAGAACGTATGACGAGATAAATGATGCTTTCTTTTCGCCTGATGGTATTATTCAATATGTTCTTGCAGGCGAGATTGCTTTTTCCGAATATATGTGTCCTGAAATGGGTGATGATGGCTTTGCATTGGGTGCATTAGACATTACCGCTAAAGTGTCGTCAAATGGGCATATTAAAATTGATACGTCCGAAGAGAGCGATTACAGAATGAATAGTGCAGATGACTTTGTCGAAAAGCTAAAACTATTTAGAGCATTGTTTTCGGATGACAATGGCGAGGTGTCTATCGTCTTTGAATCTAATCACGAGCAATACATAGTTAAGGACGTTGTTCGTCTCTCTGTCGCTTTACCTGATGTTTATTTTGATTTTTACAATTCAAGAATAGATGATGAAGGGAGTTTATATATAGAGTTCACTATATCGCTAAAAAGTTAATACATATATGGCAATAATAGACGTAGAGACCTTGATGAGGAAATTTGGTGATACAAGTCCCCTGGTCAATGGTAAATCTGAGGTTCTGAATATAATACAATCAGTCGATTTCTACGACTTCTTTGATAGGAAGTTTAGCGAGTTGGGGGATAGGTTCGTAAAGGACAGCATTGGATGTATGTTCAAAGCCGCAGACGAAAAGGGACTCATGCACGATATATTCAAAGTGATTACAGATGATGAGACCAAACAAAAAATGTTGCGAGACACCATCCTTCGGTCTTTTACGTTTGATACCATGGCAAACAAGGGAAGTAATGTTCATTACTTCAAAGAACACATTTTGCAAGTGTGTGACATTTGCGGATTAGATGTAGTTGTGGACGACTCTGTTTTGGATGCTTTGGCATACGATATTGCGGATACAAGCACCGCATATACTGCAAGCCTTCTCATATCAGAACGTGGCAGAGTTGCTCAAGATATACACTCCGCATTTATTTGCTCTTACGACCGCAATGGACTTAGAATGTCCGATTTTTCAGAATGTAGTGAACAAGTTAAGCGGAGCATTTTGACTAAACTTGATGAGTATATAAGTTTTATCAAATCCCTTGTTCATGCCATTAGGGAAAATGCCGATGAGTTAAATTCCTTCAATGAAGACGTTGATGGGGCATTTGATTATATTGTCGAAAATAAAGTTGCAGGTAAGCCTTTCAGTTATGACGATAATATCAAGAATATGCTAAACAGCGTTCTCGGAAGGGTTTGGGAGTGTTATGAATGGCTTGAGGGGAATTTCTTCGGTGACTTTGATTATCTTGGAAGTCCAACTCAATTTATATATACGAATTATGGGTATATCGCATCATCACTTAGCGGGCAATTCAGTAGAACCAGCTTTGTGTCTGATATTGATGTGAGTGAAATAGAGTCGATATTCGCTATAATAAAGTTCTTATTTGGTGGAAAGGATGGAAATTATGATTTTACATTCAATATAGATGGAGATGAGTTCATTGTGGAAAACTTTGTATATTCAGGTGGTTTTCGGTATTTTATGGGAACGACTGCGCCTCATCACACCTCATACGGGATGGGACTTTTCATGGAAAACATGGAAAGGTATAAGCGTAGGGATAAAGCTGAATACGTAAAGTTAACGAAAGATAATGATTGGAGATTCGCATTAAGCGGACATGCAAGATTAGATTCATGGCAATAATAGACGTAGATGTTTTAATGCAAAAATTCGCAGGCAATCATATAGTATCAAATACTAAATATGAATCCGTGTTCATCTTAAAGGGGGCAGAAGAGTCATCTGTTGACTTCTACAAGGGTGTTCTTGTGGATAGCCTTAAAGGGGTCAATGTAATGTATAACGACTTGTGGAATATATTCAAGAGGGAAATGCGAAAGGGCACATTCGGAAAGAAGATTAGCCCGATACTCCTTGATGAAAAGTCGGAGGAATATCTTTTGTTTACCCTATATGCTGTCGAGATAAACTACCTTGGCGACCCTTTTGATGACATCAATGATAATATGGCGAATAGAGTACGTAGGCTTATAATGTTTTTCCTGAGGGAAAAAGGGTTTAAGCATTATGAGGCATATACAATATATCATAAAGAAGACTCCGCCATAAGTCAAGAAGAGTACTCTGTGGAGGATACCATTGGAGATATATCCAATTCGGGTATCCTTGAAACAATCAATCAGGAAATGGTGAAGATGTCTCACGAGAATGACCTTGGAGCTTTGTCTCGTGTTTTAGTTTCAAAGTACAATCAGGGGTATAAGAATGTATTTGGTGGCAAGGAGCAGTTTATTGTCTTCCATCCCGATGAAAGAGGAATAACGAGTAGGCTGTCAAATGAGAGCGATAGGATAGGAGATGAAGATGCTCGTAGTGTATCTAATTACTTGAATCTTTCCATCTTCTCGCTGGTTGAGTTCGTGTCTAACGTGTACAATGATTCCAAGCAAGATGATAGTCACGAAGAGATACTAAAGAAGCTAAGGAAGAAAGCAGATAATATGCCCAATACAGAGTGCATAAGTCATCTTGACGAAAGCGATAAGATATTCTTACGGAAATGTATTATTGATTTCACGGAAAGAGCCAAAGACGATAACTCGGTTGATATATACTCTTTATTTGGCGACCTTTCGTTTAGGTTTAACCATACGTTCAAAGGCGTTAATAAACTTGCTCATAGTGCGAAAGATTGGATTGACCTGACGTACAACACAAAAAGTAGCTGTTCGGCATGCCTGAGGAATGATGGCTCGTTATCCGTGTTCGTTACCAATGACGAGGACTTGATACGTATATCAGAGTACCATTACTCGTCTCAGAACCTTTGTAGATGCCTTGATTTGTTTCTCCCGAAAGAGGATGGTGTCACCTATATTGACATCTCGTTGCCGAGTGGGTCGTCTTTGAGTGTGTACAACCCTATGCTTTCTTTTGTCGTAGATGGATTATCCATCCTTGAGGCTGCTATGGTGAATACAGACCGAAAAGCATCCTATTTTGAAATGTACGATAGTGATTTGGACGCTGATAGCCCAACCTTAGGAGGACATTTCAAAATGTATTTCAATTATATGTAGAGCCAATTCTACTCCACGAACGAGTCCCTATGCCTGCTAAATCAGGTATAGGGATTTGTTTATATATAGAATGGCTATTATAGGAGTAGACGTTTTGATGAAGAAGTTTGGGAATGGAAGCCACATTAACCCAAAGCTATCTGACGATGATTATGTAACACTTGTCGCACCGAAGCAGGTGTTTGACAATTTTGTTGACCATGTCGAAGGCTTTGAGAATAATAGTGTTCCCACTGCGCTAACCTATTTCTGTGACGAAATACGCACGTATTCAAGGGTGTTTGTGAATGAGCACCTCAAGATAGATATGAAGCCTATTGCAGTTGATGATGGTACAGCGATTAAGAATTTCACGAATGGGTATCTCCTGGGTTATTTGTGCGCCTTCCTGAATAATAATGTGGACGTAGACTTGGATGATGAGTCTTTCGTCAGTGAACTTGTGGCATCTGCGAGAAGACGCTTGCAATACAAAGACCTGAAGAACGCTTTCCATTTTGATAGCCATCGCATACAACAAACTCTTGGAATCACGTCAGAGACACTTTTCGCCCTCCAAACAGATTCATTCTCAACGGAGTTCACCAAGATGTATAAAGACGAATATATTGATGCAATCAACCAATATATACGTACATCTGTTAAGGAGAAATTGCAGGATATTGTCAAGTCGGTGTCTGCATCCAAAGAACAATTCATCAGAAACATATTCATGCAGTATGATGGAGAAGCTGAAACTCCTATTCGCCTCCTTGATATGAATAGCATCAAGGGTGTGCATCACGATACGCTGAGTAGAGCTATGGCGTGCTTCTCGTTATGTCTTATCAAGCTGTTTACATTTGTCGAGAAAACAGACCTTGCTTTAGAGACGATAGAAGCATACAAAGACGACCCCATTGAAGACCTTGCTGGTAGAATTTTTAGCGGTCTTGGTTTGCTGGACTTTGATGAAAATATGCAGGAAGGTTATATGCGGTTATGCAATCGCTTCGCTCATAGTATATCCGAGATGGGAGGAACTGCGTTTAAGCAAATTGCAGATGAATACAATGAGGGGCTCAAGAGACTCCAAAGTATAGCAAGCAATTACGGCAATGAGGGCAACTATGAAATCGCCAAAGCCAAAGGTGTATGCTTAGCTGACGCATTCAAGGGTAGTTCCGTGGCTTCCGCTCTAACTGAAAAGACAGAAGTAGTCATAGATGACAACGCTAAGGAGCTGGGTCGCCTTAGGCATAAACTCATATCTAATCTGTTAGGAGATAAAGACTACCTGATATGGATGACACACTCTGACGGCACTGAGTATGCAATAAGGAATTTCATCGGAGTTGTATCCAAAATGATTAGTAGTATGTCTTTTCATAATGCTACGACAGAAGATATATACCATAGCAGTCCGAAAGCACTCGTGCATTATTTCTCTGCTGAGTGCAGTATAACATCTTATGCAATTTTGGGTAAATAGAGAAAGTAATACGATATATATGGCGATAATAGGAGTAGATACCCTGATGAGGAAATTTGGCAATGGAAATTACCTCATTGATGAGAAATCGGACGAGATTAGTTTAATCAAATATGTTGGATTTGATAAGTTCTTTGAAGACAAGTTCAACAATCTCGGGAGTGAGCTTATCAAGGATACTATTGTGTATGCTTTCGAGGTGGCGGATGATAATGAGTTTACTCCCGATAAATTCAAGGGGATTTCAAGAGGTAAAGTAAAGCAACAAAAGCTAAGGGACACTCTTGTAAGGTCTCTTGCCTTTGAATCTATAGTCCACGGGGGGCGTTCGTATTCAGACTACTATGACCACATTTGGCATATCTGCGATATGTTCGGTTATCATGATTTCGAGAACAATGACGTTGCTGATTCATTGTATGATGAAATTGAAGATGCTGGCATCCAAACGGAGGTGGAAAAGTTTATAAAGAACAGAGAAAGCGAAATCAGTAAACACCCGAAGGAATCCGAGCTTGAAAACGTCTTTGTATTCATCTCATCCTATGGTGATGATGGTCTTAGAATATCCGACATGTCAGAGTATGGCGATGCAACAAAAAAAAGCATAATGAATAAACTTGACGAGTACCTTGGTTTTGTCAATGCCTTAATATATACTCTTATGGTACAGCCTGCAAAGTTCAAAACCTTCAATGGAGACATCGATGGCGCATGCGAATATCTCAGCGAACACACATATGGAGGTACGCCTTTCGTATTTGATGACAATATCAGGAATATGCTAAATAGCGTTCTCGGGAGAGTTGATGAATGTTCTGAATGGCTTGGTGATAACTTTGCGGTCATCAATAGAGCCATGTTTAGGAGTGGTGACGAAATTCAAAAAAGAGGTTACGGCTATCTTGCATCATCATCGAATGGTGAGTTCAAAAGGACTGACTTTGTGGATGACATTGATTCAGGACATATGGGAAAAATTGGTCGTATGATGAAGTTCTTGTTCGGAGATAAGCACGGGAACTACAACATTACTATCAATATCGGTGGAGAGTATTTCCTTATAGAGAACTTTATCTATTCAGGCGTTATAGCATGCGAGTTGGAGACTTTTGATACAAGTTACTCGAAAGACTTGCTTGGTAGATTCAATAAAGATAATAGCCCTGGCGAGTATGGTAGTTTGACGGGAGCTAATGACTATCGTTTTGCATTAAGGACAAATTTAGTTTATTACACATGGCAATCATTGGCGTAGACGTTTTAATGAAGAAGTTTGGCGGGAAGGAGCACTTTTCCGTTGATAACTCCTCTGACTTGATGGAATCGCTTATCCCGCTGAAAGGCGGGGTGGCAATGTATGACTTGGTTGATAGTATAAACCAAGATAGAGATATAAAAAACATCTTTATTACATCTATCTTTGACGATAGGAATGTGATAATTAACCGATTAAAGGTACGACATGGATTCGATTTGTCGCATAAGAATGCGATTTACGCTTGCGATGAAATGATAACGAAGGTTGTTACCAATTTTTTATTCAGTAAGAAGTCTTCATCCGATATAAGCTCTGATTCCTTTCTTGAGGTTGCGGATGATATTTGGAGTAGTTTAGGTGGAGCATCTGTATTATGCAATTATGACGAGTTCAAAAGAGCTTTTTCAAGCGATGATGTTCTAAGTCTACTTAAAGGACTAATGCGAAGAAGTACTGATGAGGATGATTGTCTCCCAAAAGAGATGTTCTTCGCTTGCTATAACACTTCTTCAAAGAGGGTTGAGTATGGGCTGTGTAGTAAAAAACTTAACGATATATACTATGAAAGTCCTGATATTGTAGAGCAGGAACTTTCTTGTATGTCTCTTTTTATGTACGACCTGATTAGGCTCATTGTACAAGATGGGCATATGAAGGATAGCCTTCGTAATATGCCAATTGAAGAGGTTATCAAGAAAATCAAGACGTATTTTTATGGCTCTATTAGCAATAACATGAGCTATTATTTTGACCGCAAATTTGGAACTACATATAATAAAGGAAAGGTAAATACAGACTTGTGTAGTCAAGTTATGTCGTGTTTGTTGCGAAAGAGCAATGAGCAAATCAATAGCCTTATAAAAGGTGTCAGCTTAGCTGATTTAGGTTCTTCATCTAATGGGTTCTTCCCTCAGGATGGCGATTCATTCCTTTCGTTTCATGCTCAATTTGAATGCGACTCTACTGGTGTCCCAAAGGGAATCGGTCATCCGATATTGAACAGAAAGAAGAATATAAACCTCGGAAAGCTCAGCGAATGGTATAGGTCTTTTTATGGGGATGATAATGGTGTGTACAGCGTAATATACGAAGTGAATGGAGAGAAGTTTTTCATTGAAAACCCTTTGTTCTTTATGCCCGCATCAGGTTATGTCAAACTTAGGAAGATGAACTCCTACGATGAAAATTCGTACAATATAGGAACGACAATCAATTACAAGGTATGGCGATAATAGGAGTAGATGTCCTAATGAAGAAGTTCGGTGGACATGACCATATATATGGTGGAGACACTAATAGTACAATAACCATCCTTGGTGGGTCTGTCAGCGCAGAGAAATTCTACGAAGATTTCAAGTCATCTACATTAAAGTACGTCAACGAGATACTCTCGTACGCAGACAAAAATAAGGGGCTGGAACATTCACTTATGGAATGTATGGAGAGTGCAGGTCTTACGGAAGTGCTCAAAGATAAAGTTGGCTACCTGAAGAGATGTATGTACCTTCATTATATCCAAAGTGATGGCGGGTATGATTATACAAGTAGATACGTAAATGAGTCTGCTATCGCTGTTGCCTCCTCAGTTGTCAAGAGCAATGGAGGCTCATATACCAGCGAAGAAAAGAAGGAGATATTCGAAATCGCACGTTCTTTATACACAGAGATATTTGATAGGATTGATGGAGATATATCATGGACTATTCCGCTTCAGCAGATAGATTCAGTTATATACGAACATTTCAATAACCACGATATGCGCCCACTTATAATCTGTAGGGACGAGAACGATGAAGGACAATACTCGATTGTAGATACAGACCTTATTAGAGCGAATGGGGATGCTGATGACGCTATCCAATTACATACTTGGAAACTGATTAGTTGCTTTCTATTCATCTTGTCTTGGATAAACAAATCTCGGTCAAAGAGGCTTCAATCCATAAGGGATAATATCGGTGTAGTTAAGGAGACTATATTAGCTGGTGGTATCGGAATATATATGGATGAGGATAGCTTTGACGACAACTTCACCGATGACCTGCATAGGCTTATCTATAAGATGCTGGAGAAGTCTAATGAGGAGATTGTTGAAGTCCTAAAGAGCTTCAATGAGGACTTTGATAAAGCAGATGAGGAGTACTCCTTGATTGGATGTTTGCCAGGTAGAAGCAAAACGTATCGTGTAGTGAATGCAACACTCAATGTTGTGATTTCTCCATCAGGAGATGTTGTACCTTTCGTTGAAGAAGATGCTATTGCGTCTACATTCCGATTTAAGGATAGGTTTGATACCTGCTTTAATCTTTTGTCTGCGCTTATTCATGATGGCGATTATGGGTATACGATAGATATACATCCGAAAGGATGCAGTCAATACGTATTGGAAAACGTTGTATTTTCTTCTGTTGTAGGTGAAACTACAAAGTTTAGCGGAGCAGGAGGAAGAACAGAGTCTGATTTTGATATTGTTCCCGACAACATAAAAGAAGACGGGATGATGCTCGTGTCTTTCTCTAAACATTATGTAAATGGTTAGCCAATTATTCCATATGTAACAATCCCCTTGCAGGTATATCTTGTAAGGGGATTTTTTATTACCTTTGTTGTGTGATACAAATCACTCTAATCCGTAATACGTATTCATATGGAAGAAAAGAATTTAACTTACAAGACACCTGCTCTTACCGACATTACTCTTCAAATTATAATGAAGGAGGAGATGAAGAAGCAGGTTGATGACTACTTGAGGAAGACCATCTTCAAGTACACGGCATTAGTCCTTCAAGACTTTATGCCTGATGCACGAACATCGTGGAACAGCTTCGTTGATATGACGAAGGAAGCCTACAAGGAGAAAGGGTTTCAGGTACTGAAGGAGCTGTTGAGCTACATCACCTATGCCAATATCCAGGACTTCAGTCTGAGAGCAGGCATTGAAGGTGCAGAGAGTGCAGACCCTATCATCAGGAAGTTCAGCACGTGCCTTATTGATGAGCTGTCGTACATTCCCGAGAATGCTGACAAGCTATCATTGGCTAACTCTGCATTCCAATATATCAAGGGAACTCTTCTTCCTATTGCTCTCTCGTCAAGGGTTTGCAGGTACAGAAGTATTGTGGATGTAGAAAATGCGAGCGGAGGTGATTATATTAAACTTTCGCAATATGGGATGTTTGAATGTGACGAGAATGGGATTTTCAAGGTAGTGAAATATGACGATGAAGCACCAAAGTTTAAGCACACCGCCATTGGTTGCTTCCTCGGAGAATCCTATGTAGAGACGAATGAAGAAATGAATGTCATCCGCAGAATTGAGGATATATTTTTCTTAAACACAGCCATCATGCTTGCTCGCCAAGAGGATAGACCTATCTCCTTCAATGAAAAGGTCTTTGAGGAGTTTAAGAAGAGTGCTTGGTTGAGGAGCAGAGATAGTCAGATAGACGAGATGACATACGAAATTCTAACGGATGACGAGAAGAAGGCTGTGAAAGATGTAAGCGTGAAGGTGAAATCGCTTCGGAGAGTCATTGATGCCTTAGCGCATAATACGAGTTTCATCAGCTTCTTCCCCGAAGATGAAGAGCTAATAATGTCTAAGGACGTATCGTCTGAGGTCTCTGTACTAAGCAACATTGAGGTATTCTCAGAGACACTAATGAAGTCTTACGATGAAAACGTTGGTACAACACTCTTAATCGCAGAGGGGCATATGAAAATCATCCATAGCCTAATGGAATCCATTTATAAGATGATGTCAAAGGTCTTTGGTTTGGATACAAGTCGTAAGGTCGTGAAGACCAATAACGGAGCATCCGAAGAATATATTGCCCCATATCTGTCTTGGGTGATTCGCTCAAGTGCCACTGCACTAATCACGTCACAGCCAAGAGGGTGCGCTATGTGTATGGGTAAGCCCGAGAAAGAAGACGAGCCATTCTCCGTATTGCTGATTAGTGACATACGAGTAGACCCGAATATGCCTTAGTGCTGTATATACACAGCAAAGACAAGTTCCTGCAACATTCTCGTTGTGGGGATTTGTTTTTTAGATATGAATGCTTTACCTTTGCATTGTGTAATGCTATCAACGACTAATCAGAGTATAAGCAAATGAGCAACAATCAAAGTCGTGTAGTGGTCGCTTTTGACTACTCCAACATATTCTACCGAGGACTCTTCACCTGCACCTCTAAGCGTGCGTCTAACGGGCTATTCTTCTCGGCTGATGATGACCTCCGCCTTCTTGGCAATGTCGTCCTCAGTCAGATTGCAGGGCTTATCAAAGACCTTGCTACGGGATGCGATGTCGTCTTCTGCGTGGATACCCTTGGCTCTTGGAGAAAGGATGTCATCAAGAAGATTGACCGACTCTCAGGTCTTGGGTATAAGGAAGGTCGAAAGAAGAAGGAGGACTTTGATTGGGATGGCATTCATCGCACGATGCAGGAAGTCCTTAGCGTCCTCCGTGAGAAGGGGTATAACATTCTCTCCATCCCGCACGCTGAGGCTGATGATATGATGGCGTTCCTTGCCGATACGCTTATCAATAAGACTGACTGCAATAGCCTTGTTATCGTCTCTGCGGATGAAGACCTGCGTCAGCTCGTGAGATACAAGTCCGAAACGGGTCAGTGCGTGATGGCGGTCAATCCCGTATCAAGTCAGGAGAAGGACATCAACAGACGAGGTAAGCGTACAATCTATATCTGCGAAGAGCAGAACGAAGCATCAAAGGAGACGGGTAGTTTCTTCTCGGTAGGGCTATCTACTAATATGCGTCAGCTCGTGTATATCCGTAACTGCATGAGCTCAAACAAGTACAACCTTGATGTCATCAACCCACACGACATCCTCATCAACAAGCTCCTCTGCGGAGATGACGGAGACTCCATTCCTGCGCTGTATGAGTTCTACACCCAAACGGGTCGTGTCAAGCGCATCACGGCTAAGCCCAAGGAGTATATCGTAGAGACCCTTAACGTCAAGAAGGCAGAAGACCTCTACAACAACGTAGACCTACTACCAAAGGTCATCGGAGAGTCACTCAAGACTGAAATCCTATACAACCTGAGGGAACGCCTGCAAATCCAGCGTGAACTCGTGGAGCTTGATACGAACAACTTCCCTGAGGAGCTGAGAACTCTTTGGACGTACACCATTGAGCCAAGCATCCTTATCAACGCTACACGCCCTATCAACCCTCAGTACAATATGGATATAACCGAGGATATGCTTCTCGCTGATACCAAGTTCGTCATTGAGAAGGTTGAAGGCAGAAAGGTCGTAGAGCATAGCGTCCTCAAGGAACTCAACCGCAGTGTACGTAGCAGTGCTGTGGATGGGCGTAGCACGAAAGACCTCCTTGATGATATGTTCTCGTAAATTCGTGTTTCAAAATGGCTGATTTTAAGTTTGCAAACTGCAATCCAAGTGGATTTGAACCTATTGCGTCAGGTCTTGCTAAGCTACTACAAAGAAAGATAGATGAATATCTTGACAGCCTAATCATCCCACTTTACGAGGATGTAAAGATGGGTGCAGATAGCGAGCTTTTCAAGGCAACAAAAATTCACCTCGGAGACGTATCAGATGATTATGCTCGTGAATATATGTTTACCAATGGTGTTCTCGTTGTGACAAACCATTTCTTGATGAGCTTGACCCACGCAACGAGAACAGATAGACTTGCAATGTTATCTGTTGCTCCGAGTGTATCAGATTACGTTAAATCTGTCGATAAGTTTGTCGCTAACATCCTTTTTGATAAAGTACGCCTTCCTAAACTCTCAGACGATTCTGCCTACAGACTTGATGTGCTTTTCCCATTTCTGCTGAATCTATATCAGATAGATGAGAATGGCGTGCGTCTGAACAAGAACAATCGCTATCCAAAGAAGGTCAGTTACAGCGATTTGAACAACATATCTATAGATGGTTCATTCTTATCATTATCCCTTGACGCAAACATACCTATCGGAATCAACAATGGTTACAATCCTGCTCCATACGTGGTAGGTGAAGAAGTAGCACCAAGAGATGTTGTGATGTATGCTGATGCCTATATGAACTATGAACATATTTCCTCCAAGAAGATTAAGGCTATGTTTTCGGATACGGAAGATATGTTTTTATATTCAACCTCCTTGGAGAAATCAGATAGGATGGAAGAATTCATTGAGGCGATTTCTCAATGTATATTAAACTCCATAGAAGACATTGAAGAGCGTGGTAACGCAGTATACAACTTCAGCAAAAAGGAACTTAGAGAGAGTGGTGTTTTGCTCGACAATAGCGGTATTGAGGAGGATATGAACTTTCTCGCTCTGAAGGGGTACTTGGAGATTATACGCAATCGTAGTCACATACGAAAGGAGTATGATGATGAATACTTCTTGTCCGTTCCTGATAAGCTATGCGGTAATGGTTCACATATAATTCAGTACCCATATGGCTACACGGGTGTAAAGCCGAAGAACTTAGACGAGTGGCTTGAGGAGATACGTCTCGTAAAGGAGAATGAGTATAGGAAATGGTCTTACGATATAATCTTCGGATACCTAAATAATTACTTATCGCTCCACACATCAACTATCAAGGAGCTTGCAACGAAGTATAAGCATATCGTAAACTCGGCTACCGAGTCCATATCAGAAGGAAAGAAGGGTAATTACATGAGTGTTACTTACGATGGGATAAGGTATCTACTCCGAAGGCTGGTTGCATATATGACAACTACAACTAATATCTACATACGAATCAATGATGACGATGCCAATGTAGATGGTTCATACGAGTTCAAAATATACTCAACTGCGGAAATGTACGCAATCATATAACAACAAGTAATGGAAAGATTTAAGATAGAGCCCAATGGGCGCACGTTCCGTGAGGAGTATGTAGACTACACGGCAAAGCCTATCATGAGCCGTTCTATGGGCACTATCGGGCTGTACTACGCAGAGGTGCTGAGCCACTTTATCCGCATCTACGGAGGGAAGCCCAAGAAGAGTCTAAAGAGTAAGCTGAAGGGTGTCTTCGTTGGATTATCAGCAGACACGCCAACAGAGCTGAAGGACAACCTATTCGTACGTGCAGTGTCCGAGGTATTCAACTCAGGTGATAACAAGAAAATCATCCTGAAGTTTATCATGGGAGTCATGAACCTGAATAATATGCTATCAGTAATTTCTTCGGGAAGGGACGGAAATGCAGATGTAGACAAGTCAGTATCATACCTCGTTGATAGCACATATGAGTACTTATATGGCAAGCTGATGAAGTATGGTTCATCCATCACACCCGAAGAGGTTAAGGTATACATGAAGAGGTATATCCTTGACCACGTGATACCATTCATGTACACCATCGTTCAGAAGGAAGACATCGTAAGCAACAAGGGCATTGCTACAACACAAGCTCACTCGGAGGTGCAGGTCGTATTCGGCAAGGATGACAATGGAGTTCTTCGTTCCTCTACTCTTGATGGTGAGGTCGTCCGCAGTTTCAACTTTGGATGCTTCGGTATTTCATCGGATGCGGGTGCTACGGGGTATGATGGATTTGTCTACACCCCTAAGACTATTCACGACTACCTTGATGATACCTTCTACAAGAAGACATCAAGACCTATAGAGATGTTCCCTTGCTACGTCTACGAATACTTCAAGGACGATAAGTTCAAGAGCTATGGTAAACTCCCGAAGTTCAGATTTGGGATGATAACCCCCGAGCTTCGGGAGAAGTCGGAAAAACTCGCTCCAAGAATTAGGAACTTCATTTACAACAGCCCTCAGAACTATAGGTACAAGTTTGACCTGATTGATTATCAGAAGCTGAGTAGCTATGAGACCCGTGAGATGATACTTGAAAAGATGCTGGAAAGAATGCAGTCCGTATTCAACGCCAAGATTGACTCGGTCGTGGAGCATTTTGAAAGGTTCGTTAAGACCCGTGTTGATACCTACACCGAGTTTAACGAACTCACGAAAGAGATGTTCGGGGTCAAGTGCACGTCCTTTTATCAGGATAATTGCTACTTTGATTTCCCTGCATACCCTTGGCGCACGAGATTATGGGCAAGCGTATTCACGGATTCCGATAAGAAAGAAACAATCCACACTCCTGGGAGTCTTGCGACCATCCCTCTGCACCTCTACCCTCTCAGAATTGAGGAGTATCCCTTCAGTATGTGCCTTGAGTTTGACATCCGTGATGTGGGATAGCCTACACAAGAATCATATACAGCAAATCCCCGAGGACTATTCCCTTGGGGATTTGTTTTATTCAAACCTAAGCACTACCTTTGCAGTACAAACTAACTAATCAATTCTAAAAGGATATGTCAATTATACCTTATGATGTTCTCTCCCGCCACTTGAGCAAGGACGTGTTTATCAGTAGAGTTGCGACTGATGATGAGGATACTATTAAGTGTGTAGGCTACCCATACTCCTCATTCGTTGGAACGCTATCTCGCATCCTTGCAGGACGTATTCGTGAAGCCGATGAAAAGGTTGCTAAAGCCCTTCTTGCAGATTTGAGTAAGGGTTTTGATAGCGACTTATACAAGAAGGCTAAAGGCATTGTCGAGTCTTGTTCAAAGAGCTGGTACGCTCCATCTCTTGCGTCATCGTCTGATGGTGAGAGGAAGAATACATTAGCCCATATTATGGAGCAAATAGTGATATATACGTCATACGTTAATTGCTTCATCTTGAGGTATACTGATGTTATGTCGGATATAGACACCAAGCGTAGGGTTGTAGATTACTCGTGTGATTTCACAGAATATATTTCTCCTTTCCATTTCTCCCCGAGACTTATCCTTAGTAATGCTATTGACTATATGTATGATACTATTATCCCCAATGTAGACTTCTCCGTTGAGGATAGGTATGGCAGACCGAATGGTTGCGTGCCTGGGGTATCTGATATTGTTATCCCAATCGGTAGGGGAGAAGTCGGAGGGCGAGCGATGGCTTACGATAAGCCCGTCTTTAACGATGACGGCTCTATTCATGTTTGTCCTAAAGGCATGAATACTTCCCATTCTACTGCGAGTAGGCTTATGTGTGTAAACGTTGGGTTTGACGCAAATAGAGATATGTTCAAGTGTATGGAGATGCTTTACAAGGTGTATAATCATTTGGTTAGAGTAAAAAACGTCTATATATATGTTGGAGGATATAAATCCGATGCAAGTAGGATAGATAACATGACTTATGAGGAGCTTGTTCGTCTCTTTGACTTGGAGAATGGTATGAAAGGTGACGATGGTTTTCCCAAAGAGGACTTAGAGGCTCTTGATGGCTATCTTGATTCGTTTAAGGCAAAGGAGCATCTAACAAGGGAGGACTTACTAAAGTGTGTTAAGTTCCTACAAGGTAGAGACCCCGTAGCTATTGCACCATTCAGCGACCGATTTGGGAATAAGTATCTCTCTGCTCCATTGCATCCATCGGTAAAACGTGAAGAGACCACAAAATATAAGGTTCGCAGAAAGGAAGTAATAGAGACCTTGTGGGACGTTGAATCGGAAAAGTGTAGGCTTACTCCTATATACGTTAAAAAGTACTCTTTAGGCTGGTGGAATGTTGCCGATGGGACTATCTTCCGAAAGTTATCAGATAGCATTAAGGTATTCAACCAATCTGACATCAATCAGTTTAGGCTTAGAATGGAGGATGAGATTGAGAAAGAGTTTGGTGTTGCTGGTGATTACAGCTTCGTTGAGCTTCTTGATGACGTTTATGGCTTGAACTTAGGCAATTACAAGAGGTATATGGATTTTATTGGATTTGCTCTGTTTCAGCTACAGCGTAGGTTTGATACAATAGGCTCATATAAGCTAAGAGAAAATAAATGCACCCGTATTTTCGGTGCTCATGTTCCTATGGTGGCATATATTGATTTTATGTGATAGCCTAATTCCACCATACTGAAAAGCAACAGCCCTATGGATAAATAATCTATCCGTAGGGCTTTCTTTATGTCCCTACATTTATATTATTCACAATAACATGGAAAGAGACATAAAATACATCGCTGTGCACTGCACGGCATCGCCTCAGCATTGGGGTGTAGCTGAACTTAATCGTGTCTTCAAGCAGAGAGGGTTCAAGAGACCTGGATACCACTACGTCATCACCAAGGATGGTGTCGTCCATCCTATGGAGGCAGAGGAACGTTATAGCAACGGGGTCAAGGGTTTCAATATGGTCACGATTAACGTGGCTTACGTTGGCGGTATTGACTCAACGGGTAAGGGTGTGGACAACCGCACCCCCGAGCAGAAGGAAGCCCTTAGAGAGCTTCTGAAGAAGCTGAAGGCTAAGTACCCCAAGGCAAAGATTCAAGGTCATAGGGACTTCTCTGAAGACAAGAATGGTAATGGTATCATTGACCCTTGGGAACGTATCAAGGAATGTCCTTGCTTTGATGCTATCCCTGAATATAAAGACCTTTAAGATTATATTATGGATGCAGAAGTAGCAAAGCTATACAACCTGCTTCACGCACTACGTGGCGAGGTAGAGACTATTAAGAATATAGTAGAGACCTCAGGTTCTGAAAGGGTTAAGGGCGAGGTAGAGCACTTCACCAAGGAGTTTGACAAGCTGAATGAAAGAGTGTCCGTCCTTGAGAGGGAGGTGCGTAAGCCTCTTTCAGAAAAGGCTTCTGATGTTGCCTACCTCAAGTCGGTATTCCTTTCTAAGAGCCTATCTACTATTGGTAGTGGTGTTGCTACGGGTGTCGTCCTTGATGGGGACAGACTTGTCGTTACGTTTGATAAACCTATCACGATGGAAGATGTGAAGGAGTATATTCGTAGCATCGGTGTCACGGATAAGGAGCGTCTTGAGACGGCAATGAATATCCTTAGGGGAGAGATGATGCCACGTAGGATTAGCTACAGCAAGGGTAACGATAGGGCTAATGATGATGAGATTGTAAAGAATATCACATTAGACGATGGTACGGGCGAGCTGTTCGTTACTTTCGTGCATAAATAATATGATGTGAAAACATATCGGATTTTAAGAGAGTGATGTTGGGGGTCGTGGTGCGGGAGCATAGCGACCCCACTCTCTTTTTAGTAAATAGCTAAGAACAAATTATATATCGATATATACATGAGTGAAGAGAAAAAGGGGCGCAAGCCTATCCCCGTTGTCCTTCTAAGGGACGGGAACAAAAACCCTTACTTCCCTCAAGTTGGGTTTGAAGCAGTTGTAGACCCTATCACCCTCAACCCTATCTTGGGTACGATGGCGAAGGAGGATGCACAGCACTACCTCAACCTTGAGACACTTCTCAGAGAAGTAGGGAATGAACATACGTACCTATCCTCTATCACGACAAAGGATGGTCAGGCTACCATCAAGGTTGGCTCTCTTGACGCTTTCATCGCACCATTCCTCAATGGTATCAGACGTGGTGAAAGGTCTCTCCAGCCTTCGGCACAACTCCTTGAAGCATATAGCAGAAGGAACAACGGGCAACTCCCAGGAGCTCCTTCTGACCTGACGACTATCGTCACGGGGCTGTATGCTTCGGAAGATGGTGTTGTTGGGTACAATGAGCTTCCTATTCGTGATATTAGCGGATATGTATCTCTTGATACGATTAAGCAAATTCAGTCAAGCAATATCCTTGATACTCGCTTCCTCGCTCTGAAGAATATCTTATCTCGTGGTAAGGTAGGTGGTGCGAAGAACCAAGTCGTTAAGGAGATTTCTACCAATGAGGCTGGCGAGCTGGTTATCGTTTATGGCGTGTCTGATGCTGAGACGTACCTGCCCGCTGTCAATGGTAAGTTTGACGAGGTCAAGAGAGAGTATTCTTATATTAAGGATTCTATTGACAAGTTCAAGGAAGACCTTAAAAAGCACTTCGTTACCGAAGGTAGACCTACTGAGAATATCTCTTTCCTTGATGACTACCTAAGCCACGATGCTCCTACCAAGCATTACTCAGGGGATATTGAAGACCCATCAGACCCCACTCTGAGAGGTCGTATCCTTAATGATATTAGGTATATCAAGGAAGGCAACTCTTTCAAGACCCACCTATATTACTCCAATGCTCCTGACCTCTCTAAGTACGCTCAGAAGGATGGTGCAGAGTTTGCCAAGGTAAACTCTGCCATTCGTGAGGAGAAGGACGAAAGGAAGGCTCAGGGTACTTCTATCCGAGAAGAGGTGGCTCGTCTGTCTACGGAGCTTAGGGAGGCTGATAGCCTTATCTCTGCACGTGTGGATGACCTCGCCGCTAAGACAGCTCCCTTTGATGATGTCGCTACTATCCTTGAGCAGAACGCTAAGATTGAAGGGAAGTACAACGCACTGAATGCAAACGTCACTTCAACGAAGGAGCAGGTTGCTGAACTCAAGAGCGAGCTGAATACCCTAAAGAACAACGAGAAGCTCAGCGATGATGCTAAGTACGTCCGTGTGGAGAACTTCACTACGGAGGTAAAGGATGCTCTTGACCTTGACGCAAGCGACAATAGCGTTGTTGTATCTGTCACCGCAGACGAGGGCAATGGGTCTATTAAGGTATCCAAAGCTCCACTGCCTTCATTTAGTGAGTATGCTAAGACCTCTCAGGTGAGTGACCTCGTTGGCGATGCTGTCTCCGCTGAGCTTCCTCAGATGAAGGATGAGCTTGCCAAGGAGTTCTACACCAAGGAAGAGGTGGATAGCCTTGTTACGATTAACTCTCTTTCTTCTTCTGTTGAGGTGGTAGGTGAAGAGCTACAAGGAGACCCTTCTGATACTCAGATTGTCAAGAGCGTTTCTGTGAAGAACGACCTTAGTGGGAAGAGGAAGCTCGTTGTGGAATACAAGCAGGACACTACCGAAGAGAAGATTTCTACTGCTAAGAGTGAGCTTGAAGAGAAGATTAGGACGAACAAGATTGACCTTGAACTCCACGTCAATGGCGTGAAGGTAGAAGGTGAAGGTGAAGAGCGTGAGCAAGGGAAGACCTATATCACCAGCTCCGCACGTCTTCTCAAGAGAGGAGAGAATGGGCTGACCCTTGACATCAAGGAGGAAGCCATTGACCTTTCCGCCCTTATCAACATTGACGAGAAGGTGAATGAAATCAAGACTTCCGTCAAGAGCGAAGTCAAGACTGAATCGGAAAGTCTTATCAACAGCAAGGTTCAGGAACTCACTTCTACCCTTACAAATAGCTACGAGCAGACTGCAAGCTCTCTGACGAGTTCAATCACCTCTAAGGGTACAGAGCTGTCACGCAAGGTGGAAGAGACTCTCACAGAGGCTAAGAAGACCCTCTCCGAGGAAATCAAGTCAAAGCATTCGTCTGTAACGTCAGATATTGATACTCGCTTCACGAGAGCAACCTCCGACATCAATGCGAAGATTGCCGAGCTGAACGAAGCATCAAAGAAGTTCAAGGAGGATGTTGCTTCCGCTATCTCCGAAGTGAACAACGCTCAGCTCCGTGCTAAGAACGCTATTGACGAGAAGGTCAAGGAACTGACAAGGGCTATCGGTGAGTTTGAAGCTATTAAGAACTCCTACTCTGACCTGCGTCAGCAAGTCACCAACGAGATTGCTACGCTCTCCTCTATGAAGCTGGAGCTTGCGAAGGTCAATGTCGTCTCCGTTGCTTCTGAGCTGAAAAGAGATAGAGGCTTCGTGGAAGTCCTCAAGGGTGAGAAGGGTGATGAAGGTAAGAAGGGTGATGCTCCCATCCTCTTCGTATCAGGTAGCGGTGACGCTTCTGAACTTCGTTACAAGTACACCTCCGAAGGGCAGTCCTATCCTATCAATGACGAAGAAGGCTCTAAGTTCTTCCTCAAGAACCTCAAGGGTGCTAAGGGCGACCAAGGTATCCCAGGTGTTAAGGGTAACGATGGTGCTGATGGTGAGAACGCTTACGAAATCGCAAAGCGCACCAACAGAACAACGGCTACTACCGAAGGCGAATGGATTGCTTCTCTCAAGGGTGAAGCAGGTAAGAACATTCAGCTCATTACCAACGAAGGTCAAGTCAAGTGGAGATACGAAGGCGAGACAGATTACAAGAAGCTCTACGATATTCCTGCCATTGATTCTATCACCCATATCACAAGTGGCGTGAACAAGGGTCGTGTCAAGTTCTCTGTTGCAGGGAAGGAATACCTTGTGGATAACTTCTCCACCGAAGAACTCCGTGGTAAGAGTCCTAAGTTTAGAAAGGGCGAGAACAGCATTCAGTACAGATACTCAGACAATGAAGATTGGACTGACCTCGTACTAATCCGTGAACTCAAGGGTGACGAAGGTAAGAAGGGTGAAGCTCCTATCCTCTTCGTTGAAGGTTCTGATGACCTTGCCGAGCTGATGTACAAGTATGGTTCTGATGGTCAGGCTAACTCTATTCCTAACCCAAATGGCTCTAAGCTGTATATGAACACGCTGAAAGGTCCAAGAGGTACGGATGGTACTGATGGTCACGATGGGAAGGCTGGCGCACGTGGTGTACGATTCTTTTGGTCTAAGGGGGTCTACAAGACAGCTCCAACGGATGTCGTGGCAAGCATCAACCCCAACTTCCTTGAACTCGAAAAGAACCCTGCCGAGAACGAAGTCTTCGCTACGTTCCTCACGAATGGTGTTACCGACAGAACGGAAACGCTCATTGAAGGTGACAACATCTACAACCCCGAAACACTTGACGTGTTCACCCTCAGGTTTGATACCACTAAGAAGAACAGATTTGCTCTCTCTTATGTAACGAACATCAGAGGTCTACAAGGTGTCAAGGGCGAACCTGGTTCTCCTGGTGCTAAGGGCGACCCTGCCGTTATCCCCGCCAAGATTATGGAACGTCTTCGTAAGATTGCCGAAGGCGAAGGTGACGCAGGTGAAGAAGATGGCTGGGGCGTAGTCGCAGGCTAAATCTAATATACACATTGTGGAAGCGAGGTCTATGTCTGATTACCATGATGTAGACCTCGCTTTTTATTAGATTACAAACGATATAAGAAATGGCTCATAAAAGCAGAAAGAAAATCAAGCACAGCCTCTTTCTTGAGCAAGCAACGGCAAGGTTTGAACAAAGCACTGACGCTATTGCTATTCTCCTAAACTACAACCCCACCAAGCCAAGTGAGCTTGTCACTGACGAGGCTCATATTGACCGAGTGAAATACCTCGGGCAGGAGATTGTTGTAGGGGCGAAGGTCAATGGTGTTCCCGTCAATCAGGGCGGTGTCATCGTTGATGTCAAGGAAGACCAAGAGAAGGGTAGGCTTGTCTTTGAACGTAGAGTGAGAGACTATATCCACTCGGGTATTGCAACGCACCCATCGTCAGATGCCACTGCAAATGCAAACCCCGTTGGTGGAGATATGTATCTATGTAGTGTAGACGGGAATTTGTGGAGACATAACGGAACGGATTGGGGTGTCGCACCTATCGCTAACCTCAGAGGTATCCAAGGTCCACGTGGTGAGCGTGGTGAGCCAGGGTCTTCGGTGAATATCCGTAGTGGTAACTTCCGTAGCTCTACTGACCTTCCCGATGATGCTCACGTAGGTGATGGTTATCTTATCAATGGTGAACTTTGGGTGAAGAGTGATGTTCATACCGAACATAAGGGCTTTATCAATGTAGGGCGTATCCAAGGTCCACGTGGTACTCAGATACACAGAGGTGGTGACATCACGGATACGAATACCTTCATCGGTGTCCTCGTTGGTGACTATTATCTGCATACCAAGGAGCACGCTATATATGGACCTTATTCTCAGACGGATAAGTGGGGCGAAGCTCCTCTTGTCTATCTCTCTCCTAATGTCTCTACTATCATCGGTGGTGATAATGGCGAAAAGGTCTTCCTTGCCAAGTCGTGGGGTACAGACCAGCTCAAGGCAGTGAATGAGATTGACCTCAGAGGTCCACGTGGTGAGAAGGGTGAGAGACCTATCATTGAGAGAGAAGGTAATCAGCTTGTATATAAGTACGAGTCGGATGGTGCTAAGGGTGTCATCCTTGGAGACCTTATTGACCTGCAAGGTGTGACCATCAAGTCAGGTAGGGCAGAAGGGAGATTTAGTCCTGACTTTAGAAAGAGGAATGGCGACTACTATATTGCTACTGATGAGGGTGCTATCTATGGACCTTACTCCGTTGAGACCAACAGCTGGGGTGAGGCTATTCCTCTTGGTGCTATCAAGTCTATCAAGTTCAACGGGAAGGCTCTGCCTATCTCGGAGGATGGTCAGGTAGAGATTACCCTGCCTCCTATCACGATGGATGAGACGTTTGACGTTGGGTCAAACAACGCTCTTCCTAATAGCGTCATCACGGCTAAGTTTGAATCTATCAAGAAGAACCTCGTCTCAGGGATGGAAGCCGTTGTCTCCGAAGATGAGACGAAGGTAACGCTCTCTCTTAATATGGTTGATGGCGACCCTATCTCTGTAGATATTCCCGCTGGTAAAGGCGGTGGTGGTGGCGGTGACGCAGGGTCAAAGATTATCCTGACGACCGCAGTACCTGAGGAGAACGTTAAGATGGGTGATAGTGCTATGATGACCTATACCTATAATAACGTCACCAACGATGGTGCTCAATCCCCTACGGGTATCAAGGCTGATATTAGAGTGACTATCAACAGAGGTGTTGTAGAGCTTTACCATAAGGAGTTCACGAGCGTGTCAAGTGGTACGTATAATATAGACCTCTCTCCATATACAGATAAGGATGGTCTTGTTGAAGTGAAGCTCCTTGCTACGTGTACGACAGCCGAAGGGACGATACAGAAGAAGCAGGCGTACGCTAAGCTCGCTGTACATAACCTCGTCCTTTCTACTACATACGACTTGTACTCGGGTATCAGAGGGTTTGAGCCTAATACAATGATGACTATCCCCTTCGCTATCCGTGGTGCAGGGAACAAGACTATCACGCTGTATGTAGACGGAATTGAGAAGACGAACGTATCTGTCACGAAGGCAGGTCTGACGAACTCGTCCTTCTCCTTCCTTCTTGATACGAACTACTCCAAGGGTCATCACAACGCTCAGCTGGTAGCAGAGTCTTCTATCGGTGGTGCGAACATCAAGAGTGAGTCTATCTACTTTGACTTCTACGTAGGGACGAGCGACAAGCAACCTCAGGTGGGTGTCCTCTTCTCTCGTAAGGATGGCAGGGTAGATACGAGTGCTAACAACGTCAAGGCGATGATGGTTGGTGAGCAGTTCAGTGAACTCTCCTTTGAGTATGCTGTATATGACGCACTCAACTCTTCCGCTCCTACTACGATTAAGATTGGAGACCAAACGCCAAGCACGCTGAGCGTCACGAGAAGCACGAAGATTTACAGAACGACCTTCGCTACCAACGGCGAGATACCTATCGTTGTAGACTGCCGTGGTGCTTCTCAGACGATTACCGCAGATATAAAGAAGGGTGCTGTGGATATTTCAGATACCACAGAAGGTCTTTCCCTTAACCTCTCCGCTATCGGTAGAACATCTGCCGAGAAGGAGAAGGCTACGTGGAAGTACAAGAAGATTGTAACGAAGTTCTCGCCTAACTTTGATTGGCTCTCGGGCGGTTGGAGAGATGGCTACCTGCATATCACCAATGGCGGTAGTATTGAAATCCCATATAAGATGTTTAAGGAAGATGCTACCAACACGGGTTGTACCCTTGAGCTGGAGTTCTTCACTTCAAACATCAATGACAACAACGCTCCTATCATCTCTTGTCTTGATGGGAATGTAGGGTTTAAGGCTACTGCGCAGAAGGCAGAGATTAGGACGGCATCTAACGTAGAGGTATCCACCAACTACGCTGGTGGTCAGTCCTACCGAATGACCTTCGTCATCAACAGCAAGAGCGGTAATAGACTTCTTGAGCTTTATATCAATGGTATCCGTAGTGGTGCTGTGAGATACGGCAATGGCGATAGCATCCTTCACCAAACACCTAAGGGTATCACTATCTCTTCGGAAGGTGCTGACGTGGCTATTCGTAATATCCGTGTCTACGAGAAGGCTCTCAACGATGACGAAGTCCTCTCCAACTACATCTACACAAGACCTACAGCAAACGAGATTATCACGCTGTACCATAGCAATGACGTGCTTACCGACTCAGGTGATGTGTCTATTGAAAAGCTCCGTGCTAAGGGTAAGAGCGTACTTCGTTTCGTAGGTGACGTGAAGAAGGTTATTGAGACGAACAACAAGAAGTTTGAAGTGCCTATTGATGTGTACTTCTACTCTGCCTATGGTAAGCAATACGACTTTGTCTTGAAGCAGGGTGGTCTTCGTATCCAAGGTACGTCTTCTACTACCTACCCAAGAAAGAACTATCGTATCTACTTTGACAGAAAGAAGAAGTATGGTACGACTTTGACAGTAGGTGGTGTAGAGCAGAAGGAACTAAAATACTCCTTCAAGCCTAATGCTATTCCCGTACCACTATATACCCTCAAGGCAGACTTCGCTGAATCCTCTTCAACGCACAACTCAGGTGTGGCTATCATCATCAATGAGATTTGGAAGCGTGCTGGGATGCTAACGCCACCTCAGAAGACCAACCCCAATGTACGTATCGGTGTAGACGGCTTCCCTATGGATGCGTTCTTCGCTTCTACCAATGAAGAAGAGAATACCTACCTCGGTAAGTATAACTTCAACAATGACAAGAGCCAAGCTGATGAGGTCTTCGGGTTCAGTGGTGACGACTGCGTCTGTATTGAGTTCCTGAACAACTCCCATCCTCTTGACCTCTTCCAAACGGCAGATATGACGAAGTTCAAGGATGGTCTTGAGTTCCGTTTCCCTGACCAAAAGTGGGAGGAAGCATCGGAGAAGAATAAGAATGCTGTTAAGCGTCTTTGGGAATGGATTGTCTCTTGTAAGAACAACCCAACGAAGTTCAAGGCGGAAGTGAAAGACTACTTCAGCGTCAAGTCCCTCTGTTCTTGGTATGCTATGACTGACTACTTCATCATGGTAGACCAAAGAGCAAAGAATATGATGTTCGCTACGTGGGATGGTCTGAAGTGGTATCTTATCCCTTACGATAATGATACTATCCTTGGTGTACGTAACGATGGTAAGGTCGTATATGACTACGACATTGACGAGGAGACGATGGACGCTCAGATTGGTTCGCACGCCTTCGCTGGTCACGATAGCGTCCTTTGGGATTTGGTTCGCAAAGGTCTGAAGAATGAGATTGCAGAAGCCGCTCAGAGTATCCGTTCCGTGATGAGTAATGAGTATGTACTTGATGTCCTCAACAAGCAGTTCATGGGTAATTGGTCTGAACGTATCTACAACAAGGATGGTGAGTACAAGTATATCAAGCCATTGAATGAGCTTGGTGTAGACTACCTCTACTCACTGCAAGGTGCTCGTCTCGCACACAGAAGCTATATCATTGAAAACAGATTTAGACTTCTTGATGCTAAGTATCTTGCTGGTACGTATCGTGCGGATAACCTGCGTATCTACTTGGCGCATAAGTTCAGCAAGGACAACAAGAGTATCCGTATCAAGAGTAACGATAAGTTCTACTTCGGTTATGGTTACACGAGTGGTGCGCCAAAGCAGAGTGGTGTCTATGCGAGTGGTTCAGGTGAGGTCGTATCGCTGACCTTCAACACTGACCTTATCGTCAACGACCCTCAGTACGTATATGGTGCTTCACGCTTTATGGAAGTGGATATGAAGGAAATCTCTCCATACCTTATTGGTACGATTAACTTCAACAACTGCACCAATATCCGTAAGATTGATATGCGTACTCAGGCAGGTAATGACAAGATTACGAGTATCACTACGGAGAAGTGCTCTCAGCTTGAAGAGATTGACGTATATGGTATCAGTGGACCTTCGTTCACCAGCCTTGACCTCTCTCAGAATGCTAAGATTAAGAAGGTCAATGCCCATAGGACGAGCATCACGAGTATGAACTTCTGCGAGGGTGCTATCGTAGAGCAGATTCATATCCCTGCAAGTATGAAGACCCTGAAGCTCGTGGCTCTTTCTAAAATCACCAAGGAAGGACTTATCTTTGAAGACAAGAACTCCATCACCAACCTTTGGATTGAGGACTGCCCCAACCTTGATTGGGAAGAGATTTTAGAGATGCTTCCTAATGTTAAGTTCCTTCGTGCTAATGGTATCAGAAAGAGAGAAAGCCCTGAGTACCTCAACAAGTTCAATAATATGGGTGGTATCTCTTCTACGGGTGCGCTCATCAACGAGAGTTGTTCTCTCATCGGTGAGTTCCAAATCCGTGGTAAGTACCTTGATGATGAGGAGTATAGCAGACTAACGGCTAAGTTCCCTGAGCTATCCATCAGACAGCCTGAATACAGCGTATATGGCTGGGTAAGTAAAATCAAGAGACAAGGTCGTGAAGACTTCTCAGAAGTTATCACCACTGAGCGTTGGATTAACTACGACAACGGGACGGGCTATGGTACGAGGAAGGCATATGAGGCAAACGGTCACGTCAAGAAGATTTGGGACACCCGTATGGCTTATATGGGTAAGGAAGAAGAGCGTGGTACGATGTGGGTATACCCCGTACATAGGAACAACTTCACCAAGTACCTTGATAATGAGAATATAGAGAACGCAACCCCCGTAGACCTGAAGGATTGGACGAATGGAAACCTTTGGATTAAAGAGCCTGCATATTGGTACAAGGGCGTACACGATTGGGAAACGGGGAATGACTACTTCGTGGTTAGTTCTAATGCTCAGATGCCTTCTATTCCCGAATGTAAGGTCTACGACTACAAGGCTATCAAGGAAGAGCTACAACCCGTCATACAGCACTACATTCAGTTCCTCTCTACGTGGAATGCAGATGGCAGTGTCGGTATAGAGAAGTGTATCTACAAGTATAGGCAGGATGCTGAGGTTACGTCCAATGAATACACCAAGCACAGAGGTGCTCTTGCTCTTTCCTACATTAAAATTCCTTGCAGTGGTTACAAGAGAATTAAGATGCCACTTAATAACATTGGTCTCGATGGAAGAGATACAACGGATTTCACTGATTTGAAGAGATTCAATGCAAATGCGTTTTCAGGTTCTGAAATTAGAATGAATGCGCCATTCCAAAACAGATTCGTTTACGAACTTCCAATCAGACAAGCCGCTGTATTCGTGAATAGCGATGACAAGGTTATCAAGGCAGTGCAGCTTGACCCTGAAAAATACCCTTCTTGCTACAAAGACCTTTGCGTTGCAATTCCTGAAGGTGCAGTGTATTGTTACACGTCTGTTTACACAAGGGCAATAGATGAGCTTACTAATATCGTACTATCTAATAGTGACGCTCCTGAGGATTGGGAGAGCGAATGGTGTAGAGTAGACGAACGATGGATTGCTCACATCCCTCTTCATATAGAGGAGGGTACTCGTACCATTATGTATTCAGCTTCACTAAACGAGAAGAACATCAAGAATGAACCTGCAAACAATTCGTCTTACCGATTTGCGGAGGTCAATTCTTATTACGACAACGTGACATACGAGGAGTATAAGGACGTTCTTATGATGATGTACGCATATAATGGTACATTCTCGCTTAGAAATAAGTACGGGATGCCTGAAGCGCAATACTTCACAGGTAGAGAGAACTCTATGAAATGGAAGAGTACACCTGAAAAGGGGTTCATTGGCTCTACAAGTAAAAACAAGGATGGAGTACAGCAAGATTTCCATTCTTATTACGTGTACCCTGACAATAGCGGTCAGGAGGATAGACCTATAGGTAACTATGGTGGATACGGATGGCTAAGTCCAAATATGCCAAACATACTTTCTAATCAATACAAGAGTTCTTCAAGTATGAGTAATACGAAGGGTTATGGCATTATTGCGTCAACGGACTCCACATTGTCCAAGGCAATGACTGATAAGAATTATGCAGATACTATATTATCCGGAAATGGTCTAAATGTATACTCTTATCTTGGTAACTTGAGGTATTTTGAAAGTAGGAATAGCGCATCGAGCCAAATGTCAAATCTTGAGCCTTATAGTGATGTTGGGTACAGAACCATATATGCCAATGGTCATTGGGGTAGCTATGTTAATAACAAGGGATTTCAGCCTGAAAATTCTGCAATCTCAAGTGCTATTAATATAGTTGGAGGACGTTTCCTTGATATTCTTCCACGAAGTGTAGACCAAAGTCTAAACCCAAGTACCAACGGAGTGTCATCTATCTTTTACAACAGAGACATCCCATATTATAACTCCACTACGAGGTTCTTGTCATTCATGTCAAATTCAGGGTTCAACTATTCATGGACTTGGTCTTATATGACTTTTGGTGTCATGACTCATAACGATGATAGAAACTCAATGGAGAGAATGTACGTCCCCATCTTCAAGGGACGTATTGAGTACGCCACTTCGCTAAGTCAGTTTACCTCTAAAGAACAATACAGATTTATTAAAGATGAGAACTATTCAAACTTTAGTTGGTAATCCTTATACCTCGGATGGGAAGCTATACTACCTACAAGACCCTATAGCTGACCAATGGGTTCTACGCACGGGCGTAGAACTCAACGAGGATGGGGATACCTACACCTACTCAGAAGTGGTGCTGAATGGCAAACCCACCTTCTCAGATGTCGTTACGCAAGTCACTGACCCATTCTATGAGGAGATGGAACACGAGATTGAGTATGGTCTTGTATATACCACCTTGGATGAAAACAAGGTGAAGCGTGTCATTAGACTGACCGATGGTAATATCCTTGAATGGGGGATGGGCTATCTAATGGCAAAAACCTCGGATGGAAGTTCCTTGCCTCAGAGTATCTTCATAGGTAAGGACGCTACGGACGAGTATCTCTATACCTTCACTACGATGCGTCAAATGACGCACTTCTCACTGACTTGCTCAAGGCATATATCTAATGCTAAGACAAGGTATTGGGAAAGGCGACAGCGTGTTGATTGGAAGGCTTATGACCTCCCCGAGCTGGAAGGCTATGAGGAGGAAGTGCCCGAAGATATACGTGCAGTTGTAGAGAGTCAAGAGTAATGTAATCTAATAAAAGAAGGAGAGGGGAGGCAGGTGACTGCTTCCCCTCTCTTGTTGTTGATAAATGGTCTATGACCTATCTCTTGTAGTACTCATCATAGTTGTCAATGAGACTTCTAAGAACTCTCATCCCGTAGTCCCTATCACCAATGAGGCATTCATAGATGACGCTGTACTCAAGCTCCGTGATGTTATTGTCCTTAGCGTAGCGGTTTAGCTCCTCAATGAAGAAGGAGCGTGTTAAGTTGCAAGGTAATGTCCAATAGCACTGAAGGTTATTCCTGAGCTTTAGGTAGTGGTAAGCCTTCTCAAGGTCTTCCTTCCCGTTCTTCTTGTAGTGACGTGTGATGTATTTGACGAGGTTGCCCTCAATCATAAGAAGCTGGAATCTTGTGATGAACTCAATCGGCTGGTAGGCACTCTTATAGTGCTCTCCACCGACCTGATGTGCGAGAGGTGATTTCATTTCGTTGTCTGACATTGTTGTTATGTATTAGTGAGAGTTTACTTGTTGATGATGCTCTTTAAGAACTCAATACCTGCTGGTGTCCACACGAGGTAGGTTGTCTCCCAGCTGTCGCTACCATGACCTTTCACATTGCAGGTCTTATAGACTTCGTAGCTCTGATTGTAGTACTCTGCATTCAGCAACCACATACCACCGCTCTTGTAGATAATGCCCTTGTATGATAGGATAGAGGTAAGCTCATTCACAGAACGCAGTCCTATCATCTTAGCCGCTTGGGTCATCGTGTAGGTTGTCTTAGCTGGGATATGTCTACTCCTCTTACTTGCAAGGAGTGGAGCTTCCTGCATTTCTTTGACAAGCTCCTGGATGCGTTCGTCACGTTCTCTTACGAGAGCCTTCTGACGCTCCAGCTCTTCAAAGAGGTAGTCCTCATAGGTCTTCTTAGGCTTCTCTATGTCAGCCCTGCATTCTTCAAGGAACTTACCCAGCTTCTTGTCGCACCACGTTGCGAAGGCGAGTGCGTATTCAAAACGCAACCACGTGCCGTAGTACCCTTCATACGTTTCGTACTTAACGTAGTACTCATTGGTCTTGTCTGCGTTCTTCCCCGTATAGAAAGGAAGGACATACATTGAGTACTTAGCCCAATCATTGAGCTTCTTACCCGTGATACGTTTCAGGTCATCCAAACGGATGAAGAGTTCGTCCTCCTCTGTTGTATGGAAGAGGACTGCGACCTTGTTGTTGTACTTGCAAATCTCCATAGCGATTTCTTTTTGTCTTTACCTTGTACTGCAAAGGTAGTATATATATCCTAAATAAACAAAAGGCAAGAGAAATTTTTATTCATCGTGGCGAAAGATAGTAATAATCAAGGAGTTATCAACGGGATGAAGGTTCGTTTCAAGGAGATGTGGAGTGATGTCCGCACCTATATGTCGAACCTATATAACGAACATGGGCAGGTTTTTACTCCAGCTTCACCCTTCGCTCAGATACTTCAGACGATACTCCACGTAGGGCGTATGGTTCTCTACTACGTGGAAGACTCTATCACGGAGCTGAATATCTCAACAGCGTCAAGACCTTCTTCTATATATGGTCTTGCAAGCCTTACGGGTCACTCTGCATTCCGAGGTTCAGCATCAAGAGGTCGCATCCGACTTCTACTCAAAGAAGTGCCAGCTAATACTGCATCAGGAGAGGTTCTTATTCCTAACCTGATGCAGGTATATAGTAATGTCACGGGGGTCTCTTATATCGTCCTTATCCCAGCCGAGCAGGCTTCTATCCCTCTTAGAAATGGGGCTTTCCTTGATGTAGACCTCGTTCAGGGGAGTATAGAGTATCAGCAGGGTACGTCTGATGGCGGTGCTTTGCAGAGCTATAACTTCTCTACTAAGGGTACTGCGTTTATGGATGAGTATCTTGTACGTGTATTCGTCAATGGCGAGCTGTATCAGAATAGGTCGTCCCTCCTTGATATGGGTAGAGACGAGAAGAGCTGTATCGTACGTACGGGTATGCTTGGTGGTGTAGATGTGTTCTTCGGTAATGGTGATAATGGTGCTATCCCTCCTAAGGGTGCTTCCATTATGATTGAGTACCTCCTTGCCAATGGTACGATGGGCAACCTCTCCAAGACGATTGGTTCAAATCCTCAGAATTGGACTATCAAGACGGAAGGTCTTATGGGAAGAGAAGAGGTTGATTTGAATAAGTATATCTCCGTAGTAGCTCTTACGGATATGACCCTTGGTGAAGCTCCCGAAGACCTTGCCCTTACGAAGGTGATTGCACCACATTCTTCTCGCTCTATGGTGCTTGCCAACAAGACGAACTACGAGTACTTCCTGCGAAGACTTAATATGTTCTCCATCGTGGATGTATTCAGAGGTGACAACACAAATGAAGACGAAGCCATAAAAAGAGAAATCAATGCTCTTCAAAAGAACATTGACATACACAAATCCTACTTGGTAGACGCAGAGCAGTCTAACAGCGTAGCTAAGATTGAAGAGGAGAAGGAAGAGCTCAGGAAGATGGGTGTCAGGATGAGAGGGCTTCAGCAGAGACTATTCAATACTCAGCTTGATGACAATACGATATACCTCTTCCTTGTACCCGACATCAAGAAGCGTCTCGGTGCTTATACTTACTTCACTGCACCCGAGAGTATATTCACTTTATCCGAAGACGAACAGCAGTCTATCCTTGACCTTATTGAAGAGAGTGGTCAGCGTGTTATCACTATTGAGAACAAAATCCTTCAGCCACGTATAGCTAAGTTCGCTATCAATATCTCTGTAAGGAAGTGGGAGGGTAGTAGTGAAGAAGCAATCCGTGATGGCATTATGTCTTCTCTATCTAACTACTTCCTTGAAATGACAAGGAGAGACCGAGTACCTCAGTCGGATATTGTCAGACTATGCGAAGATGTAGATGGTGTGGATAGCGTACGTGTATCCTTCGTAGGAGACCCACGTAACAATGCACTCTACTCTTCTGAAGACCTGATGACGATAAAGGATGGTCTTGATAGTGATGGAGACATAGTCCTCTCACGAAGCATAGAAACGACCCTTGGAGGTAAGATTGTCGTTCGTGATATACTTCCCCTTATCAAGGGTGGTTTCACCTCCTCTAACGGCTTTACGTACACCAACAACGCTGTCGGTGATGTAGCAAAGAAGATTTACGGAGCGGTGAACATCACCTTCCATCAGGGCGAGAGCAGTAGCGATAACAAGTTCTTTAGAACTCGCTCTATCGTTTAGTTCCAGCCGAAGATAGTACCGAGGAGAGGGAGGAGGATGAAGACCATCAGGACGTAGACCAGCGACCCTGCGATGAAGAACAGCCCGAGACCGAAGACAATCTTAGCGACAATCTTGATGACGACCCAAGAAATCTTGATGAAGACGGGAGCGAGCAGAGCGCAGATGACGAAGAAGATGAGCGTGGAGTACGAACCAATGCTACCGAAGTAGCTGATGGAGTGTCCAAAACTTTCTACGAAGTCCATAATTCAGTTTCTTTTTAGTTTGTTAAACTATTCTCTTTTTAATCTATGGTGGGTCATCCCCACACCACAAAGGTAAGAAGAGTTTTTTATTCCACCAAATATCTAACAAAAAAATCTCCCGAGGATAATTCCTTGGGAGATTTCTCTTTATACGATGTAGTCCAACCAACAAAACTTCTTCCTCATACTGAGGTAGGATAAGTATCGTTCGTTGTCATAGGCTTCACGCTCAAAGGAGATAGCCCTATACGCTTTATCGGTATTCCTGGTCTTTGCAAGATGGATGAGGAACTCAATGGCATACCATATATAAAAGAAGATGTAATACAACTCCTTCATCTGCTCCGTGTGTATCCTCTCGTGGTTGATAAGTACATCACTCACCTCTTCATCTTCACGGACGAACAGCACACCAAACAAGTTAATGCCCTGATAACCCTTGAACGGGATGAACCTATTTCTGACTATCTTCATTCTCTATAATCTCAGCATCAGCTTCTTCTACCTTCACCGCCATAAGCAACTGCTTCTTCTTGAGGTTGCGTTCCTTGATAAGGTCTTTGCTACCTACACTGATACGTTCAGAAGCGAACTTAGGCTTACTTGCTTCACCCGAGGAGAGTTCAAGGTGTGACCCTTCAAACCTCCTCTGCTGAACTTCGTATTTGAGCTGTGTGTAGGTTGCTCTATATACGGCTTCAGATTCAAGTATCTGCTTATTTAGTTCAGCATCCATACGTCTGAACTCAGCAAACACTCTCGTCTGACTTGTAGGCATCCCATCAATAGCGAGCTTGGTAATCATCGCTTCGGTGAGGACTGCATTCTGTGCCTGAGAGACAAGTAGGTTGGTGAGCGAAGCTATGTCTATCTCCATCTTCTGTTTGACATAAGGGGAGGAAGCGTCCTCTTCGCTCATCACGTGATTGACGATACGGGTGATAGTCATCCTTGCTCTGTTCTCGCAGGACTGACGCATCGCATCGTGGTCAATAGTAAAGAGAGGTGGTGTGGGTTCAAGCTCATCAATAGCCGTAGAAGCATCCACTGCAACCACCCCTGCGGACTGATTGTCAATGATGCTGGCTATCTCATTCACTTGGTCTTTTAATCTTCGTGCCATTAGAACATTGCGAAGTAGCAAGGGGCATTTATCTCCTTGAAGTATGTATCGCAGGCATCCATTTCTGCCTTTGCGTCTTCGTTTATTATAGAGACGTTGATAGTAGCACCACCAACGAGCTGAGCGTTGTAGAAGCCTATCACTCTACCGAGCTGTTGCTTTGCCTTACCGATGAGGTATCTCCTCACCCAAGGGTCGCTATAAGCGTCTGCGAGGGGGATACAACATATAGCCTCAATAAGGACATCGTGCTTGGGTGTCCTACCCTTTACCGAGATGGTGTGCGTTGCTTCCGAGAAACCGAACTGAATTGCAGATGTAGTGAGCTGTTTGTATAGGTCTACGACTGAGAGGCGTGACATTCGGTAGGTGACACCATCAATAGACCAAGGAGACATATACATTGAAGCCCCGATATTAGCAACACCAGCACCGCCTACGTCACCATAACCAAGACCAAAGGTCAAAGCCCCGAACTTGTTTATCTCTCTAAACTGAGCAATACCGATAACGCAGTCAGGACACTTGATAAGCCTGCTTGATTTGAACTCAGGTGTATAGAAGTATTCTTTATATACAACGCTATACTGCGTCTCTTGTAGTACGGAGTACTTGGCATACAGCATACTCATTTCAATGTCAATGAGCTTAGATATATCCTCGTCATCAAGTTTGACGGGGAGGTTGCCATAGCACGTAATCTCGTATTGTATTATCTTGATGAGTTCGTCTTTAGTCATATAAGGAAATAGGGAAGAGGATGTTGTCTCCCTTCCCTATTTACCACACTGCAAATTCGTCCGTTCTTACATATGGGGTTATTATTAAATGGTTATCACTCTATGAAGTCCACCACCTGCATATCCGTGATAGCCACGATTCGGTGGTCTGTTACCTGATAGGTGTTGTCCACGATAGCGAAGACCTGCTTGAGGTCATCCACCTTGACGACCAGCGTGGTATTCGTCACCTTGGTACGTCCCGTCTTCACGTCAATATCCTCCGTAGCAACCTTGACCTTTGCATAGATAGGGTCTTCATAGGTGCAGTTGGGTGAGGTGATGACGGCTTCCGTCTTGATGATACCAAGGCTCTTCACCTCGTGCTGTGAGACGTGAGGGTAGCTCGTGAGGTAGGCGACAAGGCGTGTCTCTGCTTCCGTGAAGTTCGTAGCCTTGACGAGATAGGTCTCACGCACTCTCTGCATTCCTCCTGAGAAGTCTTCGTTCTGAGTGTCGTAGGCGACCTTCGCTTGGTACAAGTTAATTCCTTCCATTTGTGGTTGTTATTATAATTATTTGATGTATCCTTTGTCCTTCAAGTACCAATATGCAACAAGTATAAGAATTATACCTAATGTCGCAATGATACCGAAAAGAAGAATGTCAACATTGATGTCCTTCTGATGTAAAGCCCTATTCAGTAATAGGAGAGATGCAGATGTCGCAGGTGTTGCAGGTACTACAGGTACTATAGGTATTACCATATTATGATTAGATATATCCGTTGTCTTTCAAGTAGCTGTATATGACAACGATAATGCTTAGGACTAATATGGTAATGATACCAAATCTTAGAATATCAACCCAAAGGCTGTCTGATGGGAGGTGGTAGCGTCTTAGCATCCACAATGGGGCGGCTAATGTTATCATATTCGTACTACTTACTATTACATAGACTTCTTGAAGAGGTAGATGTGCAACACACAAGACACTCCGCCTAAGATGGTAGCCATCAGCAGTAGTATATCCGTTAGTGAGCTAAGCCCTTTGACATATACACCATTCTTGATAGCAAGCACCTGCGTGAAGAACATCAGGATGAATCCTACTGCATTCATTATTAGAACGAAGTGGCTGTTGAAGAACTTGCTGGCATCATCCCTCCAAGTAATGGCTTCAATGGAGATGCACCCAGGAGATAATGTACCTACGATGGATACAATCGCAGGGATTTCTAATCCAAAGTGTATGAAGACCATGCCCATGATGAAGAAGTATCCAATCATCATAATGAGCTTAGCTGTCTCCAAGTTTAGTCTCTTTTCAAAACTCATTACCCTTACTTGTTATGAACGTTAATCGGATAGGGTACTTGCTCTCCACCTTCGCTCTTCTCTGCGAGTTCTGTTGTGTTGATGTTCATCTTGTAGAAGAAGTCCATCCAGCATTGGTCTCTTGTGTTAGGGCTATCTATGATGGCACGTGCGTATGTACATAGCTCCACCATATTGAACGAAGCAGGAAAATATCCCTTGAAGATGTAAGCTCCAAGCATCTCTGCCGAGGTCTTTGACATCTCTATCATCTTCTCCTTATACTCGTAGACCTCCATATCAATAATATCTTGACACGTGAACAAGCGGTTGAGCCAAGAGCGTCCCTCGGGGTTGTCCATCTTCTTCCAATCAAACTCTACATCATCCATACACTCAATGACATTCTTGAAGCGTGGAGAGAAGAGAGGGTCATTCAGGAGGCGCAGGATGTCTACGAAGGTCTGCACCTTTGGAATGCTGTAAGAACCCACACCACAAAGTACAGCCTTCATCATCTTGTACCCTTCCAAGGTAGATGCTTCACGGATTCCAAACTTTCTATCTTCTTTGTCGCTCGTCATGACCTTGATGTATTCATCGCTTACGGCTGATACATAGCAGTTTTCTCCAATGAAGAACTTGTCATTTGAATTGACTTTCTCTCGCTTCTCGTAGAAATAGGCATTGTATGCGTTTATGAACGCTTCCCGAAACGGATACCACATTCCTGCGGGAAGAGCCGAGCGGAGGTCGTGTTGTCTTGACACTTTTCTCTTATACGTAACCCATAAGAAAGACGTATGGTCTTCAAGTTCCTGCATATTGCTCGCCTTGATGGCTGAGACAGATACCTCCCAAAAGTATTTCAGGAGTTCTTTGGTGAGCTTATAGATGTTGTCTCCGCTGAGTGTATCTGCGTATCGCTCTACCTTCTTCCTATCGGTGGTACTCTCAAGGTACTTGTTCAGCATCGGAGAGTAGCCTTCCGCTATGGACTTGATGTTTACTGCTCTCATTGATTACTTTCCCTTTCTTAGGTCACTATATACTGACATGAAACCAAGAACAGCCAAGATGATGGTATTGAGAACAATACTAATAATCCAATCCGACTTGATGTCAATGATAGCTACTCCTATTCCTGCACATATAAAGACAAGGAGAGCAGAGCCGTAATACTCTATATCCTTACGACTTTCCTTGAGACTATCTTCGCTGACACCGCCCTTTCGGCTGATAGACCAGCATAGGACTAAGAATGCGATTGCGGATAGGATGAGGAGTGTGGTCTGAACGTATACGAACTTATCGTCATT